CCAAACTCGACGCCGAGCAGGACGCCAGAATTCGCAAAACCATGGCCTCTCTCCGCGCAAAGATGGAACAAATTCGTAGACAGGGAAAAGATGGCGAAGAGTAGGAACTCTCCCGAGGACCGGCAGCGCAAAGTCGACGAGGCCCTGACCAAGCAGATACGAGACAAGCTCGACAAGGCCCAGCGAAACAGCGGAAACAAGTGAGGGTAGGCCCCCAGGAATGGGGGCCTTCTCCATATCACTCGATCATGAACGTACCCAAGGCGCTCACACCATCCGCCACTCGAATGCCGATCCACACGCTCGAACCGCCAGTACGGTCATACTTGAGTCCCTGAGACTCAAGTTGATGTTTCAATCGCCGTGACCCCAGCGGACGATACCCTTCCCTACGGCACCACTCCACATACATGGAATACAACCTCTGGGTACGAACCGTCCCAACCTCATCCTTGACAACAGTGCCCTCGGCGATCTGGTCCTCGACGAAACCGATCCCAGAATTGGTGGTCGATCGCTGTTTCTGCGCCGCGGCCCGCACACACTCTGGCTCGGCGATACCGATCCGCAGATACTCGTCCAAGCCGGCCAGAAGCCAGTTGAAAATCCCATCCAACTCAGGAAGCAGCTGCTTCCTGGCCATATCCTTGATCTCGTCGGCGGTTCCATCAAACACCACCTCAAACGGGATCAACTTGGCCCGGCGCCAAATAGCATCATCGTCCGAAGAAAACTCTGGCGGATTATTGGTGGCCAGCCAAAGAGCACACTCCGGTGTCCACTCCTGGTTGCGTTCATACAAGTCCCGCGTCTTGACCCGATCGCGGCCAGCGAGCCGCTTCAACAAAGACTCGTCAAACGCCACGCTCTTCGACGTCTCCGACGTGGACACAAACCGTTTACCCCGCAAGTCATGCAGATCATTCAGTGGGGATCCGGGGCTTCTGGGCATAAACGCCGCGGTTGGGGCCGTGGTCCCGTAGTCGCCAAACAGACTCCGCATGACCTCCATGAGCGTGGACTTGCCGGTCCCGCTCGGTCCGTGCGTGATGAAAATAGCCCGCTGGTCGGCATCGCCGAGCAGGGAATAGCCAAGCGCCCGTTGAATGTAGCGGCGCATCTCCTCATCCGGCATAGCTTGGCTGATGAATTTTTCAAAGTTCGGGCACGTCGCATTCGGGTCGTAGTTTGCCGCGAACATTCGGCTCATCATGAACTTCGCGCTGTGGGGAAGAAGTTCCCGTGTTTCCAGGTTGAGTACCCCGTTATTGACGTTGAGCAGGTGGCGGTCTGGATTGAAGCTGGAGTATTTGATCGTCGCTCCTGGCGCGATTGAAGCCATGAGTTTGCAGGCCCCATCAATAGCTGCCCTGGAGCGCGACTTCTTCGCCCATTTGCTTAAGGCTTCGTTGCCTGTTGCCGCCGCTTCCGCCTTCATCCCGTCCGTAACTTTGATCATGTCTCGGACGAGTTCTCCGTCAAAGTCTTCCCGCCAAACCCTACCGTCGTAGACGTAGCCTTTCTTCTCCTCGCTGACGAATCGGTACCCGTCTTTGACTCTGTTCCACAGTCTTTCGGCGTTCCCGACGTCATCATGTGTGTAGAACGTTTGGTCGTCCTTCTCCACCACTTCCGCCTCAACGCCTGGCTTGGTGATGTAGGAGTCGTTGTCCTGTTTGACTAGCTGCTGTTCCCCGAAGCCAATACGGGCCAGTTCCCTTGCCGCGGCAGAATGGTTCCCGCCATGATGCAGCAAAGCGTAGGCCCCGAATTTGGTGTATGGGACTTCAGTCTCAAACTCTGTTGACGTGGAAAACACGTACAGCCGATCGCGGTCTGTAGCCCTGCCTGTCGTGGCTGATATGCCATTCTGCGGGTCTTTGCCGGGACGAACCCAGCTACGCGCCCCGCCTGTCCTGGATACCATCTTCCAGCCGGCCCCGCCAAGAAGAAGATCATCAGCCCAGTCGACCTGGTCCTCGAAATCATCCCCAGGCGACAGCCCAGTCCGAGCAAGCGTTGTTACTCGCGCAGGTGCAGGAGCAGGCGTCTCTTCGTTGATGGCTTCTTCGATAGCGAAATGCAGCGCGCAACGCTGCTCCCACGTGATGAGTGGGATCTTTCCACTTATCCCGTTTCGTCGAACCCAAGGTTTACCTGACGGGTGACAGTTTCCGCCTGTCGGAGCGACGATGACATAGCCACCTTCACCGCGGGTCTCTGCCAGAACTTCGCGGCTCACAGTGCGGGCGATCTTTTTGTTGCCGGGAACATCGTGATCGTTGATGCGGTACAGCAGGTGCAAGCCGCCAGTTGGGGAGAATTCCGCATATCCGCAGAGCAGGGATTCCCATAGGTCGGTTAGGCCGTGAAGCATGATGATCGATTCGATCTGATCAAGCTGGGTCATTGCCCGGCCTTCAAGTTCGAGCATCTCCAGGCCGGCCGAGACTCCACCACAGATGAGGGCCAAGCCTACTGTCCGATTGGGTCCGAACCATCGGTGTAGTTCGTCTTCGGTTGGCAGTCGCCGCTGGTACTCTTCCCAGCTGAACTGGGGTCGTTTGGTTCCATCTGGACGGATCGGAATTGTTGACACGCCGTCCGCTAGCCAAGCTGCCGCGGCTTCTGCTATATTCATCTTACTCCTTTAAAGCGATAGACCCCCAGTTTGCCAAAAGCCCGGGGGTCTTTTGCTTTGCTTGGGAGGCTTCGGAGGAACCCCCATTATCCACCCGTCGCCTCCCTGCCGACAAGCCAAAGCCCCGACTTGGCCCATGATCAAGTCGGGGCTTTGGTGTCAAGGTCAGAACGGGACCGGGCCTTGCTGCAATCGATTCACGGCCGCGTCCTGCTGCGCCCGCAACTGCGCCATCACGCCTTGCCCCTGTGATACAGACTGGGGGGCATGCGAAGGCTGTGCGTAGTTCTGGCTGCCCTGCTGGCCATTCCCGTATATCTGGTTCTGGGGGTTGTTCAGCTGCTGTGGCTGGGCCTGCTGCGTCTCCGCAGCCATGAATGATCCAGCAGTCGGCGGAACATACAAAGCCCCGTAGAACTTCGGTGCCTGCTGTCCGCGCCCCGCCGGCCCGTCACAAACGTATGCCAAAGTAAGCTCGGCACCAATCTCCGGCAGCTTCGCTCCAGCCGCCTTGATGGCTTCCTGAACGGCACGAAGACTCGCACCGACCCTACGGTTAGGGTCCCAAGGTCCACCTTTGAGCCATAGCGACCGAATACCGTCATCGAACTGGTCCTCAGGGTCACGAAGGTCCGTTTTGATCTGAACCACATAGACCCACATCGGGTCACCGGAATCTCGAAAGAACTTCGGCTGCCCCGTATTCAGGTCAGTTTGCTGCCTTTTCTCGGGAAGCTGCGTGATCAGGCCGGTCACCTTCGCTCCCGGTTGGGTGAATGGGAAAGCTCGCGCCCCTCCACCACCCATGAAGTCGTCGCTCATGAGTCTCCTTAGTTTTAGAAGGAAGCAAAATTGCTTCGCGCTCCCGGGCGGATTCGAACCGCCACCTCCATCGGCGCAGGTAGGCCATCCTTCAGGAGCTTTTCCGTGCCCCGGGGATGCGATTCGCATCTCCGGGGCGTGGGCCTGCATTGTTTTGCTCAGTAGATCTGCGCCTCAGGTGCAGGGGTAGCCAGGAGCTCGTACGTCGTCGCCTCTGTGATCATCTCGATCGCGTCGACAGTTCTGGCGAACGCGCGAGCCTCCGACTCTCGGTCGTGCCTCTTAAGCCGAATCTTGCCGTCCGCAGTGTTGTAGCGGATGACGTACTTTGTGATAGTCTCAGGCATTGCTTTACCTCCTGCTGAGTTTTTGACTTGGCCAGTGTAACAAGAAAAATCTACCTTTTCTTCGCCGCATCGTAGGATTTCGTTGCGTCGCGGACGTGTTTCGCGCTTCCTGTCGTGTCTTTTCCAGCACGCTCGTTCGTGCGATGGATGTCGCCTGCTTTGATCAGCTCTTCTGCTGCTTGCTTGCTACCCACGTTTCACGCTCCCGGACATCCTGTGTTGTCTGCTTCAATTATTCGGTTCTTCTCGTACCACGGGCACAGTCCGCACGAGTTTGATGGCGTTGCCTCGATCGCTGTCCAAGCCTGCGAATTAGCGGCCACGTTCAACTCGACCAGCTTGGCCGCGATCGCGTATACGCGATCAATGGCGTACTGCGCGATCCGCGAGTCATATGGTTCAAACATTACGTGCATATCGCGAATCCGCCCCGCCCGCGGTAAACAGGCCAGGGCTACACGTTTTACGTCATATCCGGCTAGCTCGTAGGCTCGCCCATATAGATGAGCTTGAACAATGTGGCCAGGAAAAGCTGGTGCCCCGATCTCGCGGGCCTGGCGCATCTTGTCCTGATTCATCGTCTTCCAGTCAATTACCGTTCCCGTCTTTGGTTCATACAGGTCACAGTGGGCTTTGATGAAGTCGTCAATCTCAAGCTCTTTCTCCGTCAACCAGGCGTCGAGGTTTCCTGTTTGCGCCATCCAGTCTTGAAATCCACGCTCTAAGTATGCGTGGATCGCGGTGCCGACGTTCGCCGCCCATGGATCACCCGTGTTGTTGATCTCTTGGACATCGGCGATTCGGTACCCAAGACGTCGGTCGCAAGGATCGCCCATTTCGGAGGGGCCCGGGGTCTTCTGCTGCGTCCGCGGAGACTTGTTGTCGATCCACAGGATGATGTCGAGGAGGTGTTGCTTCAGGTTGTTCGCCTCGGAGCGAAGACCCTCGGACAGCTCTGGATTTGACAACATACACGACGGGTGGAATGACTCGGTCAATGCGGGATGAAGATCATAACCGCATGCGATGCATTTTTCCGTCATGCTGCGTTCCTTATTCTGTCTAGATCGGAGCGGTAGATCCACAAGCCGAGAATTCCGAGATCTTCAACCTCAAACTCGCCGTTGCGGTACCGGCCGAACAGAACTTCCTGAGGGATTCCCAGCTCCGGAGCCACAAGTTGCATCGGAACTAGATTGCGTAGATCGATTCCGTCTATGCGAAGTAGATTCAATTGATCTATCACGCTGGCATACCAGCGTCCAAGACGAATCGCAGTGCTTCGCCACAGTCGTGTCTTCGGATCCTCTTCCCATTTATGGTAGGTGATTTGGCTAACGCCAATCAGCTCGGCTACGTAGGCACAGGACAATCCTAGATTACGTATACGTAGAGGCTTGAGTTTTCCAGTGACAACAACATGGCGACCGAGTTGTTCAAACTCGCCACCACAAAGATCCTTCATTTTTCGCCCCTTGGAAAAGGTATGACCCCCACCGGACGGAAAACAGTGGGGGTCATACCTCGCGCCTGCCTAACTACCCTGTCAGGCGGCTGCGGTTTCGTCGCTGGATTCAACCTCGGGAGCCGAATCCTCGGGACCCTCGGCACCGTCGACCCATTCCTCGGTACCAAGGTCCTTTGCGACCTGATCTGCAATTGGCGTCTCAGACATGCCAAAACCTTAACACCCCAGGGTTGGGTTGCGCAAGAACTGGCGTCCTAGGGAAGTTGGCCCTAACATGATCTTGTGGGACTTTCTGTAGCTCAACGCCTCGCCAACCTGCCCAGACAGGAGCGCGAAGCGTGGATCTCCGCGCAGTCCCCGCAGATCCTCAAAGAGATGCGCCGCGGCGAATGGTGGTACACATCCAGGCCAGAGCAAGTCCCACCACCTGGTGATTGGATGATAGCTCTCTACATGGCCGGTCGTGGTGCGGGAAAATCAAGATCCGGCTCTGAGTGGCTGGCCGAACAGGTGATCAAATACCCACACGATCGTCATGGCGTAGGTACCGAATGGGCGATCATCGCCGAGACCCTGTCCGACGCCCGTCTCATCTGCTTGGAAGGGCCAAGCGGACTGCTCAACGTCCTGAACCGCAGGGAGATCAAATATCAGTATAAGAAGTCTCCGAAACCAATGGTTTTGATTGGAGATACCAGGATCCACACGCTTGGTGCTGACGATGAAGATGTTGGTCGTGGAGCGAACCTGGCTGGTGCATGGCTGGACGAAATAGCAAAGTGGTTGTTTCCCCACGAATCCTGGTATCAGGGCATCATGCCTGCGCTTCGTGCGGACCTGATTGGTGAACATCCGCGGGCGTTCGTCACCACCACCCCAAAGCCGATCAAGCTTCTTCTGGAGTGGATGGCTCGCGGGGATAGCTCGATCCACATAATCTCTGGTTCTACCTTCGACAATGCCGCCAACTTGAGCCCCCACGTCCTCGCCGAACTGAATAAGAGGTATTCGGGGACTTCGTTGGGCCAGCAGGAGCTCTATGGAAAGATGATCGAGCTGACTGGTGGCGGGATCTTCAAGCGCATGGACATTGTCAAGCATCGCGTTCGAGACGTTCCTGACGGGATCATTTCTACTGTGGTTGGCATGGACCCGAGCCTCACCGGTGAAGATGATCTTACTGGAATCATTGTCGTCGCTCGCGATATACAAGATCATCTTTATGTCTTGGCGGACAGGACAGTCAAGTCCGCCGGACGCGCGGCAGCCATGGCCGCCTGGCGCACAGTAGCCGAATACGGTGCCGACGTCCTCGCCTATGAAGAAAACCTAGGGAAACGCTACCTGCAAGAAGTCCTTCGCGACGCCTACTTTGAGCTGGTCAAAGAGGGTCTGTTTCCTAAAAACACGACCCCTCCAATGAAGCCGATCCATGCCAAGCATGGCAAGAAGACACGGGCCGAACCTGTCGCAATGCGGGCCGAGCAGGGACGTCTACACATGGTTGGCGACTGGCCCGAGTTGGAAGATGAAATGGTGATCTTCGATCCAGAGGAGTCGACGAAAGAGTCACCAGACCGAATGGATGCGATGGTCCATGCGGCCATCCATCTCATGGCCGGAGAAAAGCGAAGGGCACGAATTTCTGATCCGCGGAAATACGCATTTGATCTTGATCAGGGATTCTACGATCTTAGTCGCCTAGCCTAGGTAGCCCTTGCGCCTTTGCTCCATCTAGAGTATAGGTGTGATCCTTTTATCGTTGGGGCTCGGCTTCCTCGCCGTCAGTCGACTCACTCGACTATTCGTTGAAGACAAGCTACTGATCGGCTACCGACGATGGATCGTCAATCATTTCGGGGCAGAGTCCATGGTCGCCTACTTGGCCCACTGCCGCTGGTGCAGCTCTGTCTGGATCTCCCTATTTGTCATTCCGCCCGCGGTGATCTGGCACGACAGTGTTTGGACCATCGCTGCTCTTGCTGTTCCAGCCGCGTCACAGGTGGCGGGGTTGCTAGGTCGACTGGAGGAATAAATGGCCATTGGCCGACGTCGGCAGCAACCACCGACGATTGAAACCACGCCACCGAGGGCGAAGAAAAGCCTTGTCGCTTCAGTGACTCAACTAAAGTTGGACAATCCAGGGTGGCGCACGTTCAAATTCGGTGATGACGCTTGGCAGCAGGAAGCTTGGCGCCTATATGACGTAATTGGCGAGCTGCGGTTCGTTGCCAACTGGCTTGGAAACGCTCTTTCGCGCGTTCGAGTATACGTTGCCGAAGTTGATGAAAACGGCAGAATTCAGCAAGAGGTTGAAGCAAAGAAAGAACCGGAAATAGCCGCCTTGGCTGACAATCTCTTCGGTGGCCCAAATTCAAAATCGGAAGCTTTGCGACTGCTTGGCATTAATCTTTCCATTGCCGGGGACGCCGTTGTTGTTGGTTCTCCGAAAGAAAAAGACCGACTGTCTGACACTTGGCGTGTTTTTTCTATGTCAGAACTTCGGCGCAGGAACGGCGGAATCTATCACACCGATCCTGCCACCCACGTGAAAGAATTTATCGATCCAACCAAGTCAATCATCTTCCGTGTCTGGACCCCCCACCCCAGGCGGATTATTCAAGCCGACTCGCCAACCAGGGCCGCTCTTCCAATCCTCTACGAAATTGAACGCCTAACCAGGTTTGTCTTCGCCCAAATCGATTCACGTCTAGCCAATGGTGGCGTGTTTATCGTTCCCCAAGAAGCCAGCTTTCCGAGCGACGACGATACGGAATTGGAACTCACCGGAGCTGAGGCATTCACAGACTATTTTATAAGAAGTGCCTCAACTAGTCTCAAGGGAGATGGAACCGCGGCTGGTGTTGTCCCGATCGCCATGGAACTCCCGGCCGAGCTGATCGGGAAAGTACAGTACATAACCTTCTCCTCCGAACTATCCCAGCAGGCCCGTGAACTTCGCTCGGAAGCTGTCCGGAGGTTCGGATTTAGTTGGGACATCGACCCGAGCATCCTCAACGGGGCCGGTTCTACAAACCACTGGGGCGCCTGGCAGGTGACTGAAGGTCAAGTCAAGATCCACGTCGAACCGGCGATGACCAGGATCTGTGATGCGTGGACCGCCGGAATCCTTGTTCCGGCACTCAAGGTCCTAAAAAAGGATCCAGCCCGTTACGCATTTTGGTTTGATACCGCCCCCCTGACTATTCGCCCACAGCGCCTTAAAGACACGATGGACATGTACAAGGAAGGACATGTCTCTCGCGAAACGGTACTCCTCGAAGGTGATTACAAGAAATCAGATCTTCCGGGCGCCGAAGAAGATCTGATGCGGTTTACGCGAGAGTTAATGCTCCGCGATCCAACTTTAATGCAAAATCCAGCCATTCGAAAAGTTGCTGGATACACCGAAAAAATTCTTCCGATGGATACTCAGCTTCAGATTGGTAGCGGAAGTGGAGCAGGAGGATCTGGCCCTCCTCCCCCGCCAGCTCCGCCGACGGGAATCATGTCACACGCCCAAGAGCCAATTCCAGTAAAGACGGAAGCCCAGAACGCCCCAGGAGGTCCGCCTGAAGTTCCATCCGGTACCCCAGCCGGAGTGGTCGCCGCAGCCAGCGTCCCAAGCCCCATCACAACATTCGTTGTGGCCAATGCAGCAGTCCTTCGGGCGTTGGAGATAGCAGGAAAACGCCTACTCGATGCTCGCACTCGGGGGCAGTTCCAGGCGACCCTGCCGCACGAGTTGCACACAGTCATCCCCGTTCGTGGCGTAGACCACGCAAAGAAGATCATGAGGGATACGCTCGACACTCTCGGCGTTCTTGGTGACCACTTTGAAATGTCGGTAACCGCCACCGACCTGGCCAATCAACTGTACCTGTATTGCATCGACGTGCTTACGCACGGAAGGAAACACGATGCGCACGATCTAGGCGAATGGCTCATGACGCGGGGACTGCTCGATGCGAGGTAAAGACGAGGCTCGCCTTGAAAAGGTAGTTACGGGCAGCCTGCGTTCGTGGCTAGCCCGAGTGCGCGAGGCGGTGATGGCCCCGTGGCGCAAAAATAAGATGCCGCCAGATCCGCATGCGGTTTTTTCCCTGGTTCCGGCCTGGCGCGAAGAAGTTTCCATGATCTTGACGACGATCGGTCAGATCGGAATGTCTGCCTGGAGTCGGGCAACTGACGTTCCGCCAGTGTCACGCCATTCGTTTGTCATGTCTTCGCTGGCGCATGCCGAGAATCTCATGGTAGCCATACCCGACGAGGTCTATCATCTGATCTTCGCCGAGATTGCCGATGGCACGAATGCCGGAGAGTCGGTAGAGAAAATAGCTGCCCGCGTAGATGGCGTATTGAGCTGGTCTGGATCCCCAAACTGGCCCAACCGTGCTCGCGTAATCGCAATAACCGAAACGACCCGAGCCTACGGGGCCGCCACCATAGCTGCCGGGATGGAACAGGCCCGTGTCACCGGGCGCAGGCTACGCAAACGGTGGCTCAGCGAAGGCGACCAGAGAGTCCGCGCGGAACACAGGCTCGCCAACAACCAGACTGTGCCCCTAGAAGAACCATTCATGGTTGGCGGATTTCCCATGATGGCTCCCGGAGATCCTTTGGCCCCAGCGGATGAAGTATGTGGATGTCGCTGCGATGTGGAGATTGTGAACGAAAGGCAGAATAATGGTTGATCCGAATCCCGCTCGCGGAATGCCGCTGCAACTCCAGCGCTATTGGCTTCACGGGAAAGGGGCAGCGAAGATTCGCTGGGATGTTCCCGGGGATTTTATGAGGTGCGTACGCCACCTTCGCAAATACGCGAAAGGCGGATTAGCCTTTGACCCGAAGGGGTTGTGTAACATTCTGCACCGCAAAGCCACAGGAGGCGCACCAGGCCACGGGCGCCTAGAAAGCCTGCATCATTCGATGGATCCTGCCGAGTACGAGTTGGCACTCACCGCAGCCAGTCAGCTGATGCAAGCTCAGTCACTCGGCCAAGACACCTGGGTCGGTCCGATCGCTCCCATCGGCCGTCCTACCGGCGAGCCACGGCGCACGCGGATCTTCGACCCGGGCTCCCTCAACCATCGCCCGCTGCCGATCCCGCTATCGTTTCAGCGAACCGGGGCGTCAGGCCACATGGGTGCCGTAACCGTTGGTCGCGTTCTTGGCATCACCATCGGTCCCGATGAAGCCGGAAACGAATGCTGCTTCGCCTGGGGGGACTGGCTCGATCCGAGCATCGTGCCTGAAGTGACTGAAGCGAAATATTTGGTAGACCAAGGAATCGTCGGCCCATCGGTTGATCCTGGCGGTGCGGTTCAGACTGCCACTAACCCAGAAACTGGCGCCGAACATTCGCAGCAGTACACGATCGGACGAGTCACTCTAGTCCCCGTTCCCGCTTTCGTGACCGGAGCCAAGATCATCAACCTGAAAGATCACGAGTGGCCCGAAGACGACCAAGACATGCCCTGGGATCAAGGCCCTGAGCTGCCACAACAGCCTGAGCAGGCCGGAGAGCCGTCAGAATCGAATCCAAGGGGTATGACATGCCTCGAATGCGGTGAAGAAATAACCGAAGACGGATGCATGGCATGCAAAAAGCGAGGAATGACCGCTGAATCCGAATTTTCGGTCAACACCAGCGGCTGGCAAGGCCTTCCGCTCGCCCCACGGAAAACCCCGTTCAACGCAGACGAGGCGATCGCTCGGATCTCCCAGTGGGCTGGGGTTAACGAGGGCAGACCAGACGTGGCGAAGCTACGTCAGGCTTTTCTGTGGCGTGACGACAGTAAGCCGGAAGGTGACCCCAAGTCATATCGGCTACCGATCGGTGATGTGATCAACGGTCGGTTGAGTGTCATGTTCCACGCGATCTACGCGGCCGCGGCTCTGATCAGCGGGGCGCATGGCGGCCTGCCAGGAATTTCGGACGCAGACAAGGCAAGATTGCGTCCGGTCATAAGCAAGATCTACCAGCAGATGGCGAAAGCCTACAACGACACCCAGATCCAGGCCCCGTGGGACCGCAGACAGCAAATGATGGGAGCAGATATGGAAGGCGAAGAGTTTGCGGCTACACCACAACAGCCGTACGGACAGGTTCAATACGCGGATCCTGGCTACCAGAAAGACAAGAAAAAGCGGTATCCGCTCGACAACGAAACCCGCGTTCGCGCCGCCTGGGGATACATAAACCAGGAGGAAAACGCATCCAAGTACAACCCGAAGCAGCTGATCGCGGTTCGTCGTCGAATCATCGCCGCGGCGAAGAAGCTCGGCATCCAAATCGAAGAGAAAGCGCAGGAGTTCTCTGTCGATCTTCTTGAGCCGCCGTCTGAGTGGTTCATGGATCCGAACTTGTCAGAGAAGACACGCCTGACAGTTACCCCGGATGGTCAAGTATTTGGTCACCTGGCCGCCTGGGACGAGTGCCATTCGGATCTGAAACTTCAGGCTAATCAGTGCTATCTTCCCCCGCGGTCAAAAATGGACTATGCGCCGTTCTTGCTCGGTGAAGTGTACTGCGCAGACGAGTCGATCGTTCGCGTTGGAAAGATTGTCATGGATACTCGGCATGCCGACATCTCGCTCGGATACTCGGGGGCCGCAATCCATTACGACAACACAGGCGACGAGGTTGCCGTGGTAAACGTTGGCGAGGACCAGTACGGCATCTGGGTGGCCGGGGCGGTAGTTCCCGAGGCGACCAGGTATGACATCGCCAAGTTGCGCCGGTCCCCGCTGTCTGGTGACTGGCGCAGGGTAAACAACAACCTTGAGCTCACGGCCGCGCTGGCTGTTAACGTCCCGGCGTTCCCGATCTACTCGGCTGACGGGGAAGATGAGCGCCTCGCGCTCGTTGCCGCAGGAACGCTTCCTGTGCCCGACGATGGGGAAGATGAGCTTAGCCCCGAGCAGGACGCGTTGCGCTGGAGGCTTCTCGAATTCTGGGAGGCTGAGGAGCTACGCGAGCAGGAGGAATTGGCTGGCCGGTTCGCCGCACTCACCGGGGAGGATCCAGGCTTGCAGATGCCGACAGAGCAAATGAGCGATGGACTTGCCATGGAGGCAGATGCGGTCTTCGGGATCGTCGAAGACACCCCGGCTGGCAAAACTCCAGACAACCTAAAGTAGGACAACGTGGGAATCGGAAGTTCGTGGGGCGCGCGGGAAGAATTCCTCCATCCGCGCGACTCGCATGGGCGTTTCAGAAATTCCTGGAGAATGCCAACTGGAGTTATCTCGCAGATTTCCGATTTTCTGAGCAAGTTCAGTCCGATGACATTCGGTTCGGATGGACAGGCTGGACAGTATGCGTTTAATCTGGCCAGCAAGAAACCGGGCCGTTTCGCAGGAGGTGAAGACCTTCATCGCCTCCGGCTAGACATGGGGCATGCAAACCATTCCCTACGACTAGGAAAAACTGATCCCAGTACCGACAAGTTTGTCGGCATGATGGAACGGGAGAAAATCTCCGCTCCAGAGGATATGATTCTTAGTCGAGTGACAAGCCCTGAAGCGTTCGGTTTGCACGCAGACACAGCAGACCAGATTGAAGAGTTGACTGGCAAGCTCATCGCGGATCGCGGATACGGGGCGGCTCGGCTTGGAACGCCACTATCTGAATCTGTTCCCGGCCAGCCACGAGTGCTGATGACGATCGCGACCCCGAGAGGAACGCCAATCGTTGTTCCCGGCGAAGGCCGCGACGATAGGCGTGTTTTCCTGGATAAAGGACAGGGCCTGCGGATCACTAAGGTCAAGTCAGATGGCCAGGGTGGCTACTACGTCATGGCCGTGGCCGAGCCGAAGAGTGGACACACACCCGAGCCGATGCAGCGTCTCGCTCCTTCTGCGACCTCTCCGTCTCGGCGTGAAGCGCAAATAGTACATGCGCAGAAGACGGGTTTAGGGCGTCCATCTGCGCCGGAGCAGCAGGGTCCAAGTCTGGCCGAGGTTTCTTCGAAGCGACGACAAACTGAGATTGATAGCGCGAAAACGACCGCTGAGTCAGCTGGTCGTGTCCATGAAATGATCGGAAATGGAGAGAAGCGCCCTGAAGTTCTGCGTCGTACCATCGAAGCCCAGGTGAAGCAACATAACCTTCCTCCGGAAATTGCTGATAATTGGGCTAAAGCTGCCGACAATCCACAGGAACTAAGCAAACTTCTTGACTCAGCCGAGAAGGACGCTGGATTGACTCGTGTTGGAACCCCTGGCGATGTAGTCAAGTTCGACAGAACGATTCATCAAAGCATATCTCAAGGCAGCAAAACTGGTGAAGCTGTCGAAGTCGTTCGACCTGGATATTTCTTTAAGTCGCCAAATGGGGAAGACGTTAGAATATCACGCGCAATTGTTGATCCAACGGACGCTCCACTGCCAACGAAGCCGGAAGTAAAGGCTGCTGACGTAACGAAGATGACGATCCCCCAACTTCGTGCGCACGCGAAGGAAAAAGGGATCAGGATTCCATCGTCGATTACTCGCAAGGCGGATATCGTCTCCCACATTCAAGGTGGAGGAAAAGTCGCTGAAAAGGCAGCTCCACAAATCTCGACGTCGGGTCCGTTGCCCGAGAATCTAACGATCGCCCAACTGCGGCAGGCGGCTAAAGAACGTGGGATTAAGATTCCA